GGAGATGATGGGTCAACCTGACGAATCTTGTTAAGAAGTTCAGTATTTATTGATTGTCCATCTCTTCTTTTAACAAGGTCTTTAGCTCTGTTATATACTTCAGTTGCGTATTTGATTTCATCTACTTCTAAATCGTTTACAGCGATTGATTCTTTTTTGAGTTTAACACCTCTTGAACTTTTCAACCAATCAGTTAATAATTTTATCGCTTGGTCTTCTGGTAGGTCTGCATTGGCTAAGGCAAGAGAACCTAATTCATCGTTTCCATAAAAAGATAAACGTAGTAAATATCCAACTAGAGATGATTCACTCATATCACTTGTTATGGCTTGAGTTCCAAATCCTGCTTTACTTGCAGAAACTGCGTATTTCTTACGCGCTGTAGTCAAATCTAACCTAAGTGGTCTTGCGTCCACACCCAAATCTTTAACTAATTGCAATACGCTTTCATTGTAAGTAGCACCAAGTGCAAAGTTGCTTGCTCCTTCAGAAACTGAAGCCAATAAATTATCTATGTTGCCGTAAATAATTTGTTCGGTCAATAATTCAATAGATTCATCATCTATTATTTTAATACCAAAATTACGCAAGAAACTATCTAAACGTCCCTTTGCTAAGGTTTCAGCCATAATCTTTCTAGTTTGACCTACTACTCCACCTTCAATTTTACTTTCTAATTTAGAAATGCTTGAAACAAGCTCAGAAGCCCTCTTAGGATTGTAGGTGAGAACAGTCATAGCGCCGAGTTCTTTATTTAAGGCAAATAGTTCTTCTCTACTTTTTACAATTTCCTCATCCAACAATTTAATTTTTTGAGCATTAGATTCAGATTCTTTTTTATTCAAGAAACGAAGAAATAATCCCAATGGATTAGCAGCAATTTGCTCCGCCTTATCTAATCCTTTAACAGATTGTATTGCGGTATTTAATCTTGTAGCAGTATAACGCTGTTTCATCAAACCCCAAGGGCTTGTACCCATAGCTAAGGAGACCATCAAATCTTCTCCAGCGTTTCTAATAGCATAACGAGGCCCAGCCAAGGTTAAGAATGACCAAAGATTAGTAACGCCCTCTACCCATCTTGAATTTGCTGTACCCAAAAATAATTTAGCTAAAGTGCTTTTTCCAGTTAAAATATCTAAATCAGTTATACTGGGGGCAGAAACAACTGTTTGCATTTCGCTAGGTAATAATGCTTTTCTAGCTAATTCTCCATCGCCAAGCCCATATCTAACTTCACCTTTTTTTGTAAGAATACGAGAAACCGTATTGCTGGGGTCAGTAAGATCAGCGCCACGTTGATTGACAGCCTGTTTAAGCATAGCCTGATATATGCTCATTTTCTTAGCAACTGAATCTGTTCCAGAGTATAATTCTTTAAGAAGAGAAGCGAAGTTGGTTGGCATAAAAACCGTTGCTAAACGATAAATTTGGTCAGGAGCATCCTTTGCTAGAAGGTCAAACTCTTGGTTTTTAAAAAGAGGAATTGGAGTAAAAGCCCTTTTAATCCTATCCAATCCTCTTGATATCTGTAACATAGAAAATCTAGCAGTTCCTTTAAGGCGAACTCCCTCTAAAACCTCTTTTATCTTACCTTGGTCCATATTAATTAATTCATCATATAAACCATCAGCATTGTCTGGAGATCCAAAAACTGCATTTACTAAAGTAGGTGATACTTTGCCAATATCAAAAATTTTATTTGCCTGAGTTAATGTATTGATTCTAATTTTACGTGATAAAGTAAGCCTAGGCAGTATTACTCTTCTACGAGCCAAAGACCCAGCAGACACCACATTAATGACATCTTTAGTATTTTCAAACCAAGCCTTAGCGGTTATAGCGTTTGTAATTGGGGCAGGTCCTTTGATGAACTCATCAATTACGGGTCTACCAAATTCTGGTACAAGAATCTGAAGTTCTTTTCTAGCCTCTGCCGCAGCCTGTGGATTATTCTTTGATTCTTTAAGTTTTTTTAAAGAACTGCCAGCTTGGTCCCATAAAGCGATGGTATCTTGACGATCAAAATATTTTTCAAACTTTACGCCTTTGGTAGCAGCTTGGGATGTTATTACTTCAAGTGCGTAATTATTTAGGTCGTAAAGCCTTTTAGCTTTACTTACTACTATAAACGGGTCAGTGCGTAAACGAAATATAGCATCGCCAACACCAGATACCGCTTTGTAAAAATAACCTTTTTCGTAAAAATCGCCAGGTGTAAAAACATCAATAATGTTAGCTAATTGCCTACCAGGAGAAAATTTTGCAGCATTAACAGCTTTAAGCGCTTCATCAAATTCTTCTCTGGCTTCGCGGTTTAAGTCTACGCCATTTACAATCTGTGTATTACTAGGATCGGCTATGCGAAGATAATACTTCTCTTCATCAGTAGCGTTTTGTATTAAATCAGCAATATCAACACCTTCGCTGATTTTTTGTGCCATTTTAATCTGGGCTTCGCCATATTTTTTTGTGGCTTTTTCTATACGACCAGTATTGTAAATTTTTTCGCCGTCTTTACCAGCCTCATCCCAGGCGAATCCAAGTTCACCACGTTCAATAACAGGTATTACTAATGCACGGTAAGCCTGACTTACTCGATCAGCTAAAAAATTTAAACCTTTATATGCTTGGTAAAAAGTATAATGATTTGCACTAGCAAGCCATCCTTGTTTTGGTTTTTCTTCTTCAGTTTCAATTCCAAAAGTATTAACTAAATTTTCTTGTTGTGCTTTTGGCAATGAGTTGTAAACAGAATTAGCAACATTTGCAGGCATAGCTAATAAGTTTTTGTGAACCGCAAGCGCCTTAGAAAGGTTATCCATACGTCTTTTGTCGCGTTCAGATAAACCTGCTAACTCTGCCGCAACCTTTAAAGTTTCAGACATTAGTTACCTCGTGATAAGGCGTTTTGATATAATATTGCTATCTCTCCAGTATCGTCATAAGGAAGCATTTTTGCCAAAATGTCTGACATTTTTTGTGTAGCAAATTGAGATTGCATACCTAGAACTTCTGGTCCTGGACCTTCACCCATTACAATACCTGAAGTAATTGGTTCATCTGGACGTTGTGATGGAGCATATAGCGGAGTTACTGGTTTCAGTTGACTTGGAGCCATACCCATCTCACTACGAGATGTTGGGCGTACATCTGGGGTCCTTGCTAGTGGAGCGCCTGCTTTATTAGCGGCGTTCTCAACACCTGAGCCATACTCTGTTGATTGGAAAGATAAACCATCTGTTCTTTTGGAGAATTTACCAGGACCTGATACGCCTGCCATTGGTCCTCTAGCCATTGTTGTCCTCCATCTTTTCTAAATCTGAGGTAAATTGTTCCCACACTCTGGAAACCTTTGTTGTTCTATTCGCGTTATACACTGCTAATTCTAAAATCTCCGATGCGAGCATCTCTACAGCTCGCGTTACATTCACAAAGAAACCTGATAGAACTACTAAGAAATCTGCAAGAGTGACAGAGCGTGGCACATTATCATTTTCTTCTTCCACGCCCTATCCTCTCGTTAAGTAATACCTAAGCCTTCTTGCCTTTACGTCCTGCGGGGGTATAGCCAAATCTGACTTCTCCGCCTGCTGGTTTAGGAGCGCTCTTTGGACCTTCCTTTGGCTTAGCCATAGAAGCCTTTGCACGACCACCTTTTTTTGTATTCATATCACACCTCCCTACCCTGCGATAGATGCGAGTAATGTAGCGATATCTGGACGAGAGCCAGCAGCAGGAGCCACGCCCATTTGTTCTGGAATTGGCTGCGAGGCAGGAACGGGGGCCAATCCTGCTGCTGGAACTTCTGCGCCCATTGGCACTTCTGGTTGTTCTACGGGTTCTGGTGCTGGGAAGACCTCTTGCACCACCGTCTCTAGTTGCTTACCCTTCTGACGACCTCGGATTACCTCGGCGATTCGACTAACAATCTGAGAAGGATCTTGACCTTGTGCTGCAATCGCTGGAATAGCCTGGGCGTACTGAGCAACAGCAATACGCAGAGAATCACGCATCTCTTCAATATCCACACGCTGCTCTTCTTGAGTGACATTTAACTCCATAGGAATTTCTCTGCGTACATAATCTCTTGATACAAGTTTGTCGCTACGCATCTGTAGCAAGGCGATGATGGCATTGTTCGGATTCATCCCAGACATAATGCCGTAGCGCACATCTACGCCGTATTCGCCAGCAATCTGCCTATTGGGTACATACTTCATATTAAACGGTGTACCATCATCAACGCCTTTGATTTCCTTGGTCATATTGCCAAAGATCTTCTCATCAACCTCAAAGCAGAGCGATACAAGTTCGGTAAATAGGCGAGCAAACTGGGCCTGCGCTGCACGAACCTGCGTATCAAAGCCTGCTTGGAGCGCTTGAACGCCGCGACCTGTGATGATGGATGCGTCAATGTTACCGCTACGCACCTCTGGATAACGAGCGCCGAGACGTAGCTCGCGCTCAAGTACACCAGACTCAGTAAAGACTCCTGCTGGTAGTTCTAGCGGTACACGGCGAATTGCTTGAGGATTAGCAGAACGCATAATAGAGTCAGGGCCAAGTGCAAGTTCTTGGACATCCTGCGGAATGGCAATCGGCGCTTGGATAGATTTCTCTGCTGCTTGGATTTGTAGCACAGCAAAACGCGCACGAGCTAGTTGTACCGCTAGAATATCATCGAATTGACCACGTGCTTCACCGTCGAGGGATGAACGGATAGCCACACGTGCCATACACTTGCCGACAGGATTGGGAATATTTGATAGGACTAGGTTGTTACGATTAGGCACATAGATTAAATCTTGGTCTTTGTCGTGGTAACGGACCATCGTGATATATGGCGAACTAGATGCGTACTGATTGTTGTTAATAATCTGGTTGTAGAACTCTGGATATTGCATCGCTAGCGACTCAGCATCGGTATTGATAACTTGAGTGATGGAGATACAACGACCAAAGCGGTCCATCTCAGGATAGACACCAAATGGATTGAGCAGGCGGATACGTGGATTGTTGGTGTCGTAATCCATCTCTACAAGAGCTGGTAACATTCCGTAGGTGTTGAACCAGTCAGCGCCTGTATACATCTGAATCTGCAACTCAGATAGCGATACGTAATAGTTTGCGATACGGGTTCTTGTATCAGCGCTCTTACGTGCTGCATCTGAGACCATATTGGTAGCAGCGCAGTTAAAGGATGGTAGCGGTGCCATCACCTCTGCTAGATCGCGTGCTGCAACATCTACGAAGTTAGCAACCAGAGGCTTGGGGTAGTCCTCAGAGAACATCGCAGGATAGACCTTGTTGATATCTCCTTGGCGCACCGATAGCACATCGCGCATACGCTGGTCACGGGTAGCATACTTGGTCTGCAACCGTGTAACCTTAGCAATGACCTCTTTGGTTGTAAGCATTTGTCCTTACTTTTTCTTAATGAGAACCTATTATTTTACTATTACTTTTCTTTAAGATTTTTTCATATTCACGCTTAGAAATACCTATTACGCGATTCATTGTTCTTTGACGTTCTGCTTCATTTTGAAGATTATATTTTTCAGTACCGCTATGAGTTTTTTTTGGTTTGTTGACTTCCATAGTAATCCTTACTTCTTCTTAATCTTCTTTGGCTGCTTCTTGGCAGTAGGCTTGGTGTATCCCATACCAGGTAGAATCACATCGTAATCTGGTGGGACAGAGCCTTTCTTATTCTTAGAAGGAATCTTCTTCTTAGTGCCGTAATGGTTTGGCATTATTTCTTCTTCATCTTTCTAAGGGCAGCAAAATCTTTCCCTTCAATCTTCTTTGGGTTACCAGCCTTAGCAGCTATTTTCTTTTGCTTAGGTGTCATTGTTTT